CTGTTGGTACACTTGCTAGAACTATGTGGCAAGATTCAGCAGTGTTTGGTAGCCCACATGCAACAGAATACACTGCAGGAAATGATTCGTCTTTTGATGTAGTGGGCAACACTGAAGGTAGAACAATATACTATCAACATGAAACAGGAACAGATCAAGTTCAAGGTGGTGCTACAACTGCAATAACTGCAAATATTGCATCAGGAGATTTTGATATTAGTCAAAGAAGAAGTGCACTAGGTCAAAGCAC